AAGGCAACAAAGAATACAAAGAGGCAAAGGAACGTTCTAAAAAAGAGACTGTTTATCAGGTTGTTTTGGGCATAACACATATGGTCAATGGCAGACAAAAATCGGAGAATAAATACATAGGTGCTTATACAAATAAGTTTGCTGACAATGCGGGTGCTTCATATGATAAAGATGGTAAGCAGAGGATTATTAAAAGTTCCCCTTTAGAGTCATATCTTCCCGGGTCGTGGTCGCCTAATTCGATTATTTATGCAAATTTGCAAGTTGTATCTGAAAGAACCCCGCCTCCTGAAACCGTTACACCTCAAGACATGATGTTGAATCAGCAAGACATCAAAGACATCCTGTCCCGTATGCTGAACAATCAACAGACCAATCATGCCGAATTGATGAATCAGTTGGCAAAAATTGGCGACGCAGTTGAGAAGTCTACCGAATCAAACCAATTCACGCCCATGACTGCCGATTCAGCACCCTACACACCGCAAGGCAGCAATACACCGCAACAGACACGGTTTACACTTAACGCAGACGGCTCGGTTTCAACGTCTATTATTCCGCGTCCTGATCTGAAACCAAATTCCACGCTCGCGCCGACACGCAGCGAAATCATACCGACACCGAATAAAGGACAGAACACGCCAACAACACCCAACAGTCCGAATACACCTACAACACCCGATAGTCCGAATGCACCGACGACACAGAATCAGCCGAATACACCTACAACGCCTGATACTCCGACAGGGCAACAAAATCAGAATCAAAACCAAGAGAATCAGAAGCAGGATTTTTGTCAAAAAAATCCGAATGCTGCTCAATGTATGCCGGGTGGCGATACGACCTATGAAGACATCGTCTTGCCTGAAAACACAATAGATTTGAGTTTCAGCCCTGAAAACGTCTTCCAAACAGAAGGCGTTTGCCCGCAACCGAAAAGCGTGGATTTGGGCGCATTTGGGCAAGTCGAATTCAGCTATCAGCCGCTTTGCGACTTTGCCGCTAAATTGAGACCAGTCCTAATCATGATGACGATACTGACATGTGCATGGTTCGTCTATGGCGCATTGGAGGAGCTATGAACTGGGGCAGTTTGATAACAGCAGTTTTAATGTCTGTGGCGGGCAGAATATTGACCGCCATAGGGCTTTCTTTCGTGACAGTGGCGGGATTTCGTCAGTTGCAATCCTATTTCATTCAACAGGTTCAAAACCATATTGGCGGTTTCCCTGAAGACGCATTGCAAATCGTCTACATCATGGGTTTCGGCGTCATGCTGAATTGGATATTTGGCGCATTCACATTTATAGCAACGATAAAGGGCTTTAAGAAACTGTCCACTATCGTCAAAAGTGAGGGATAAAAAATGCTTTACCTATATACAGGCGTTCCCGGTGCGGGAAAAACATTGTATGCGGTTTCCAACCTTGTTAAACGCAAAGACTTTAAAGACCGTCCCATATTCGTGGACGGAATCAAAGACCTAGACCATGACAAAATAAACTACTTTGATATACCCGAAGGCGAAAGCATTCAGACATGGCCGAAGTGGGCGCCTCCGGGTGCGATTATCGTAGTTGACGAATGCCAACGAATATTCCGCCCACGTCCAAGCGGTTCGAAAGTACCCGACTACGTCGCCGAACTTGAAACACACCGACACCGTGGTCTTGATTTCATCTTGATAACCCAACATCCCCGCCTGATAGACGTCCATTTGCGCGGACTGATAGAACATCACACGCATTTAGGTAAGACCAATCTAGGGCTGCGCCGTAAGCTCGAATGGACGACAGGTGGCGCAAAAGACCCTGAAAGCAGGGCAAACATTAGGGAAGCTCTAATAAGCGTGTACAGGCTTGATAAAAGCGTGTACGGTCTGTATAAGTCCGCCGAAGTACACACCAAAATCAGGACGAAAAAAAGCAAACTTTTAATACTGTTCCCGCTCGCCCTATGCCTCGTAGGTTACGGAATATGGTCTTTTACTGGATTTTGGGGCAAATTCTCGGGCGAAGAAAAACAGGCGAAGACGGCAAGTACGACCCAAACCGCCCAAGCACAAACACAGCCGTCAGCCGTATCGGCAAGTGAGCCTGTATCAAACGGGCAGTATCCGAAAGCCGAAACAAAACCCGAAGAACCAAAGAAACCACATTTGAGCGAAGAAGACTATCAGCCCCGTATCGCAGAGCGTCCTGAAACCGCCCCGATATACGACGGCATGAATAAAGCAGTTAAAGTCATGCCTTGGCCTGTCGCCTGTATTAAAGCAGAGAACCGCTGCACCTGTTACACAGACCAAGGAACGAAGATAACCGAAATAGGCAAAAAAACCTGTCTGAACTACGTAAAAGACGGGCTGCCTTTTAACCCCTACAAAGTTCAAACCGCCGAAAACGCCACACCGACGCATACAGCCTATACACCCGACGCCCCGCAGGTCTTGACAATGGGCGGTGCCAGCCCGCAAAATTTGATGTATGACGGATACAACGATAAAGCCTTGACGAATCAGGGTGGGAAAATTGGATTATGAGCACATTAGATTTAATAAGGTTTATAACATCTCCTTTAGTTTGGTTTATTATTGGTTGGTATTCTAGTAGGTCTAACACTGATAGAGGGGCAAAGGCTGGCTTTATTACAGGTTTTAAAATATTTATAGGTTTTTTAGCTTTTGAATTGTCATTAATAGGAATTTATTACTTATCAGTGAATAATTAAGATACCTTTTCCCCTATCAATGAAGCTAAAAGGCGTAATTGATAGGGGAAAAGGTATCCACGGGGTGTGGGAACTCCCGCTTCTTTGAATTTCAGCAATTTTATGTCTTCCGGCGACGTCTAAAAATTCAAAAATAGGCAAAAATCAGCTCAACCGGAGGCAATAAAATACCAAAGCCAAAACCCGCAAAACGTTTTAAAAAAGACGGTTTGCGGGTTTTTGTTTATGCGCAAAACAAAGGCCCGGGCGGTTTAGGCAGCAAATCGACCAAAGTCAAAAACTGGACAAAAGAAATGCCGAATCGTCTGACCATCCTAAAGATTGAATATCATCATAGCCGCATAGCAGGCTGAATAAATAAGGAAAATGCAATGAATGTAATAGGATTGGATATTTCAAAAGACACCATAGACGTAACATTGATTACGGCCAAAGGCGAAATGGACTATATAAAAATCGGAAACAGTCATGAAGGTTTTGAAAAACTGATTGACTGGATAAAAACTAAGCGAGTTAGAAAAATTGCTATAAGCATGGAGGCAACAGGCGTTTATTACGAACAGGCGGCGGAATACTTGAGCGCAGTCTATACCGTTTACGTCATCAATCCACTGAAAATCAAAGATTACGCAAAAAGCCAGTTCAGCCATACCAAAACAGACAAAGCAGATTCAAAGCTGATAGCCGATTATGCAAAACGGCATTTAGATAAATTGACACCGTTTAGGCCGTCTGAAAATCCAACGTTGTATAAACTGATAAACCTGCTTCATCAACTCAAGCAACAGAAGCACGAAAGCCAAAACAGGCTGCATACCGCAAGACCTGTTTATACGATCAATCCACGAAACAATCATTCTGCTGCTTTCAAAGAAAATAGATGAAACATACAAACGAATAGACAGTACGATTAAGCAGCAAGAAAACTTGAATGCCAAGTATCAGAACCTGCAAACTATACCCGCCATAGGCAAAGATACCGCTGCAATCTTACTTAGACACCTGACGGATAAAACCTTCAGAACAGCAAACCAATTCGTATCATTCGCCGGATTAAGTCCCAAAATTGAACAGTCTGGCAGCAGCGTGAATAAAAAAGGCAGATTGAGCAGATACGGACATCGACAAATAAAACGCGCCTTGTTCATGCCCGCTTTGGTTGCCTATCGGATAAACGCATTTCCGCAATTGGTCAAAAACTTGGAAGCGGCCAAAAAACCGAAGATGGTCGTAATAGTCGCCATAATGCGTAAACTCGCAAAAATAGCCTACTACATCTATAAGAGACCTTTGCAAAATTCCCCAAA